GCTGTGGGAACTGAAAAGAAATGGCGTCGTTGATAAAACGGGTCACACCTGGTTTCTGGCTGGTGAAGGTGAATCCGGGGTAACCGAAGAGCAGCCAGCACAATCTGAAGTACCGGATGTGCTGACCGGGGAGGTCGAACAAAAAGTTACCGCGGACATGATGATTGAGTTTATCTGTCAGGATGGGGCTAAAACGTGTGAGGAACTGGCGGATAAGTTCGGTGTCAGCACTCGCAAGGTTGCTTCCACGCTGGCGGTGGTAACCGCAACGGGACGTCTGGCACGCGTAAACCAGAACGGTAAATTTCGCTACTGCATGCCGGGAGATAATTTACCAGCAGAGCCGAAAGCTGCATCGGTAGCGGAAACCGATGGTAAAGCCTTTCCTCAGCCAGCCGGTGTTGCGTTACCAGTACAGGAAGCTGCAACACAGGAAGATATTAAAACAGAAACTGTGGCGGACATGGTGCAGTCGTTACCATCGCTCACCGAAACGCAAGGGGATGACCTGATTTTACCATCACTGCATCTGGCAAACCGCGAACTGCGTCGGGCGAAAAATCATGTCCAGAAGTGGGAGCGTGTCTGCGCCGCGCTGCGGGAGCTGAACAAGTACCGGGATATTATACGGCAGATGAATTGTTCCAGAGAGGATGTGAAGTGAGATGGCGTGGCTGGGTGCGGGCTGAAATCCTTATTCTTCGGCAGTGCGCGGGAACAATGAAGGTAAAAAGCATCGGCAGTCTGATTGGCCGTAGTGAGGCGGCGGTCAGGACGAAAGCCCGGGAGATGGGAATAAGTCTGATTCTGCGTGGTGATTTTCACCAGTCAGCAAAATATCCGCAGAGTGATATTGAGCTGACGCGACAATTGCATCAGCGTGGCGTGTCCAGGAGAGAAATCGCCAGAAAATTTGGAATGCCGCTGCGCACAGTGAATAACTACGTTTATTTCGACAGGAGGGTGTCTGCGTGAAAATCCTGTATCAGGATTACGGCCCGGTGGGACAGGTGGTTATCAGCAGTACTGTAATGGAGTTCCGGAAGCATAACCGTGTGGTGGATGCAGTACTGTTAGCCTGTCCGGGGATATCGGCGAGCCGTGCAGGTGTGTTTTTTATGAAGACGAAGTTATATGGCAGTACAGCGTGGATAAAGAAGGCGTACCGGGTAGCGTTACAGGAGGTAAACAGTGAGCGAAATTAACTGTCAGGCACTGCGAGAGGCGGCAGAGAAAGCAACTAAAGGAAGCTACATCGTAGGGCATACGTCTGTTAACCAGCATGGCAATTTAACAGGAGTTTTTGTTTGTCAAAAATGGAAAGGAGAACCCGGTGGCGTGATTGCAGAATGTCATGTTAACTGCCTGGTTGAAACAGATGCTCAGGCTTACGCAAACGCTGAATTTATTGCTGCCTTTAATCCAAAGGTTGCGCTGGCGATACTGGATAAGCTGGAAGCTAAAGACAAGCGCATTGCAGAACTGGAGGCGAGGGAAATCCAGTTACCTGCTGGCTTCGACCTTCGATATGGACACCCGATAAATGCTGATGAGCGACATGTGATGATACCTAAAGAAAATGGCAACTGGATTCATCGGACTGACTTAGAGCACTCACTACGTGTTGCAGGGATTCGTATTAAAGGAGACTAACGTGGAAATAAAACCAGAAGATGAGTTAAGTAATATTGTTTTATTTCCGGTAAAAGAGGATGACCCACGTAATCAGGTTAATTTTCTTTATGAGCCATCGGAAAGACCATATTGTCATCACGACTCTGTCCGGGTTGACGAAAAAGAGCGTCAGGTCCGCTGTAAAATCTGCGGTGCAGTTGTGGAGCCATTTGACTGGATGCTCTCTGTGGCGAAAAGAGAAACCAGACTGGCAGATGATGTAAGGATCTTGCGCCAGGAGGAACGGGAAAGGCGGAGAAATATAGAAAAGCTAATTCAGATTGAGCGTAACGTGAAATCGCGGATACGCAGGGCGACAAAATCCAGAACAGAATAATTAAATTTAGCACTGTTAAAAATTTAATCCTTAACCGGAGGTATATCAATGTCAAACGCACAGAAAGTTATTAACGCTGAAAAATATAACGAGTGGGTGAAAAAGTTCTCAGAGCAGATTTTTAAAATTACTGGCGACGAGAATGCGGCAAAAAATGAATTAGAGCCGTGGACACCTGAAGGTGTCGACCCAAATTATTGCTGGTGTGATGTTGATCCAGTTGATGCTGCAAATGAAGCTATGAGTTATCACAACGATTAATGTCAGGAGGCCGCCCGAAAGGGCGGTAATGAAAAGTGACTGAATTAACCAAAGAGCAATTAATCGAAGAAGCCAAATTAAAAATAGCGATTGCGAAATGCCACCCCAATTCAGGGATGGCACGGATAGAGGGCGAGTTATTCAAAATTGCACTGGCATCGCTGGTAGCAGAGCCAGCTGGTAAATTGCATGAATACAAACCAGTGGGATATCAGCGTCTGGTCGACGAGTTAACCATGCTGGTAAAGCAGTTAGCTTGGCAACTGAGGAAAGCGAAACCGGGCTGCAAATTACCGGATAAAGCGATGGACTATCTGGAGCGAAACGGACTTATAAGCGTGGAGGATGTTTTACGATGACCTGGCCTGAGGCGTTCACAACGGCAGGAATTGCACTGGCGGTGGCGCTGGTGGAGTATTCGATTTGCCGCTGGGGATAAAAACGATTTGCGGGAAAAGGATAGTTAAGTAGAATTGCTGCGGGTGCTTGAGGCTGTCTGTCTCAGGCATGAACACCAAAAGGCAGATAGAGAAAAGCCCCAGTTAACATTACGCGTCCGGCAAGACGCTTAACATTAATCTGAGGCCATATCTATGCTCTACACACGTAGGTTAGCCTCTTACGTGCCGAAAGGCAAGGAGAAGCAGGCTATGAAGCAGCAAAAGGCGATGCTAATCGCCCTGATCGTCATCTGTTTAACCGTCATAGTGACGGCACTGGTAACGAGGAAAGACCTCTGCGAGGTACGAATCCGAACCGGCCAGACGGAGGTCGCTGTCTTCACAGCTTACGAACCTGAGGAGTAAGAGACCTGGCGGGGGAGAATTCCCTCGCCACCTCTGATGTGTCAGGCTTCCTCAACGCACCCGCACTTAACCCGCTTCGGCGGGTTTTGTTTTTTCTGTGCATTCTGGTTTACAATTCGCACGCCAGCCTGAACAACTGGCACCTGCTGCGCCAGCAGAGACAACCGATGGCGCATGATACCAAATTACACAATTCTGATGATTCTGCCGTCTTTGCCAGCAGGCACGGGCTGCGTTCTCACGCATTCAAATATGACTGGTATCAGCACGATCCCTGCACTGAAGAACAGGCCGAATGGCTGATTCATAACTACCGCAGACGTGGGTATGAGTTTAAGAAAGCCCTCAGTCTCGATTATCGTCACTGGATAATCTACGTCAGGCTCCCTTATTCCGAACGCCCGCCGCGTCCATCCCGCACATTCCAGCAACGGATCTGGAGGTAACGTGCGGGTATTACTTCGACCTGTTCCGGTGCCGGAACTCGGGCTGGTGGTCCTTAAGCCGGGCCGTGAATCTATGCAGGTATTTCATAATCCCCGGGTACTGGTGGAGCCGGAACCGAAAAGCATGCGCGGTCTGCCGTCCGGAGCTGTTCCTGCCGTTCGCCAGGCGCTGGCGGAAGATAAATCATTACTGCCATTTTTCAGCGATGAGCGGGTGATTCGTGCTGCTGGCGGCGCTGGTGCACTGTCTGACTGGCTGTTGCGTCATGTCAAATCCTGCCAGTGGCCTCATGGTGACTATCATCACAGTGAAACCGTCATACATCGTTACGGTACCGGCGCGATGGTGTTGTGCTGGCACTGCGACAACCAGTTGCGTGACCAGACCTCCGAATCACTCGGGCAACTTGCTCATCAAAACCTGTCGGCATGGATGATTGACGTCATACGCCACGCAATGAATGGCACACAAGAGCGGGAATTATCGCTGGCTGAATTGTACTGCTGGGCTGCTGTAAATGATGTAGTGGATGCCATGACCGAAAATATGGCGCGTCGAATCCTGAAGCGTCCGGGTGAAAAAATCCGCTCAATATACCGCGAGAGCGACATCATACCGGGAGAACCGACAGCCACCAGCATACTGAAGCAGCGCACAAAAAATATTGCGCTACCACCTTACGCCCACCAGCAACAGAACCCACCACAGGAAAAGACGGTGGTCAGCATCGCCGTTGATCCGGAGTCTCCTGAATCTTTCATGAAGCGACCTAAACGTCGCCGTTGGGTAAATGAGAAATATACGCGCTGGGTGAAGACACAGCCGTGTGCGTGTTGTGGTCAACCAGCCGACGATCCCCATCACCTGATTGGTCATGGTCAGGGCGGAATGGGAACAAAGGCCCACGATATTTTTACACTACCGCTGTGCCGGGAGCATCACAACGAACTTCATGCGGATCTGCTGGCGTTCGAAGAAAACCATGGTTCCCAGATTGATTTAATTTTTCGTTTTCTTGATCACGCCTTTGCAACCGGCGTGCTTGGGTAAAAGAGGTTACTGATGCGTATAGAGTTTGTTTTGCCTTACCCGCCGACGGTGAACACCTACTGGCGACGTCATGGCAGCACATATTTTGTATCAAAAGCCGGTGAGCGTTATCGCCGTGATGTGGCGCTCATTGTTCGCCAGCAGCGGTTGAAATTAAACCTCTCCGGAAGGCTGGCGATAAAGATTATTGCAGAGCCACCGGATAAGCGCCGTCGTGACCTGGACAATATCCTGAAAGCACTGCTGGATGCGCTGACACATGCGGGGCTGCTTATAGACGACGACCAGTTTGATGAAATCAATATTGTGCATGGTCTGCCTGTTTGCGGTGGGCGACTGGGTGTGAATATATTCGTAATAAGAGGATGTAATGATGTTGCGTGATATTCAGCTGGTTATGGAGCGGTGGGGAGCATGGGCAGCAAATAATCATGAAGATGTAACATGGTCCTCGATAGCTGCTGGTTTTAAAGGATTAATCCCGACTAAAGTGAAATCACGTCCTCAGTGTTCTGATGATGACGCCATGATAATTTGTGGCTGTATGGCACGATTAAACAAGAATAATCAGTATTTGCACGATTTGTTGGTGGATTATTACGTAGGTGGAATGACATTTATGGCTCTTGCACGTAAGCATAGATGTTCTGATGGGCTTATTGGTAAAAGACTTTATAAAGCTGAAGGTATTATTGAAGGAATGCTTATGGCTCTGAATGTCCGGTTAGATATGGATATGCGGTAGGGATATATAGTGACGAGGGTTATGTTTTCTGTGTTTATAATTAATATGTTTATTTTTTGATGGTCATGAATTTTATGGAAGGTAAACAAAATGTTGCCAAGTGAATTGAAAATATTGATAATCAATCATCATCATTAAATAAAAGGAGTGTTTATGTGGATTGTGTTAGCACTGTCACTGTCAACTCTCAGTTGGCATAAGGTAGTGGCTTTTTCATTGTTGACGGTGTCTGTTGTCCTGGCTGTGCTTAATGATATTATTGATTGGCCGGTGTTGTTTTTTGTTGCTACAATCGTTTTTTTTATTATTTTGAAGTTCAACTGGAAATATAACGCCTGGGCTAAATCCATATATGAAGCTGGCATAGTTTTATCAGCCATAGCATTATCTTTCCATTTATGGCCAGGGTTTCACAATCCTGTAGTGCTAAAGTCTGTCACTATCGGACCTCAAAGCACTCCCTATACAATGTATTTTAATTTTGATAAAGCGCTGGTGCCATTTTTGTTAGTCCTGTGTACAGCTTCTTTGTTTAAAAAAGAAGTGAAATCAGAAGTGTCTTTGTGGAAATGGGGGGCTATGTTGCTCTCTGTTCCTCTTATACTGTTTTTGGCTGTTTTTTTTGGTGGGTTAAAGCCAGAGATTCATTTCCCAGAGTGGTTGCCAGAGTTTATATTGGCTAATTTGTTTTTTGTGTCTCTGGCAGAGGAGTCATTATTTAGAGGGTATATTCAATCACGGCTATCAGAAGTGACGTCTCCATTGGTTGCGTTAATTGTGGCGTCTTTGTTGTTTGGTTTTTATCACTATTCAGGTGGTGCTTTACTTGTATTATTTGCCACGTTATCTGGTGTTGTGTATGGATTGTCATGGATGTGGAGTGGGCGCTTGTGGGTGGCAACCCTTTTCCATTTTGGTCTGAATCTGTGTCACTTGTTATTCTTTACCTATCCATTCTTAAAACATAATTGATTTTTTTCTATGGCTTTAAATTTATAACACAGAAAAATAGCAGTATGTGACATTTGCATGAAAAATATGCACGGCAAAGCATTTACGTACGTAAAAAATCATGTATGCTTTTAAGAGTGGTTATTTCACCGCATAGCCTGAACCCGCCTCTGAGCGGGTTTTTTGTGCCCGCAAAGTAGCGCAGTGCGTTAAATGTGCTGGTAGTTATTAATACTGGTCTTTCTGCTTGCTGGCTTTTTAGACAAGAGTTATTGGTATGTTACGTTAACCAGAAAAGGGAAAAAGACATGCTAAAACAGCAGGATATGACCGAAACCGCCAGAGTGGTGTTTAATGAATTAAGCGTCACCGAACCGGCGACCGTCGGGGAGATTGCGCAGAATACTTACCTTTCACGCGAGCGCTGCCAGTTAATACTGACTCAGCTTGTTATGGCGGGTCTGGCAGATTATCAGTTCGGTTGTTACAGACGCCTTCCGCAGTGAAGGCTTTTTAATTTGTGGTAATGGGCGGCTGGTGGGTGTTAGCGGCACCTGCCAGCCATCTGCTCATGCGTTGGGGTCACAAGCAAACCTCAGGCCCATCTGCTTTGCGCAAAAGCGGTATGAGCCTATCAGAGAAGTGCTTATTGATCTATGGCTAATACTGTAAAAATATCCAGCTTCGAGTTAATCAACGCTGATTTCCTAGAATTTATCCAGACCTTACCGGAAAACTCTGTCGATCTGATAGTCACAGACCCGCCATACTTTAAAGTGAAGCCCGAGGGCTGGGATAACCAGTGGAAGGGCGACGATGATTACCTGAAATGGCTGGATCAGTGTCTGGCGCAGTTCTGGTGGGTATTAAAACCCGCCGGAAGTCTTTACCTGTTCTGTGGTCATCGCCTGGCATCTGATATCGAAATCATGATGCGTGAGCGCTTTAATGTGCTGAACCACATTATCTGGGCGAAGCCGTCCGGGCGCTGGAACGGGTGCAACAAGGAAAGCCTGCGGGCGTATTTCCCGGCAACAGAGCGCATTCTGTTTGCGTCCGGGAGATTTGGTTGCCGACTTTTTCATGGGGTCAGGCTCCATAATAAAAGCAGCGCTGGCACTTGGGGGCATGGCGTTAAGCGTTGAACTTGAGTCTGAACGTTTTGAGCATACTGCGGGTGAAATAGTTACGTTGGCAGATAATTAAATCACTGCACAATAAGCTAATGAATTGATGTTAACTTCCCGTATTATTGGGCTACTTCGAGAGAAAGGTGCATTACATTTCAGATGTATTTCATCTCACATCCGAGGAAGCAATGTCGACTTAGCTCAGCAGGCAGAGCAACTGACTTGTAATCAGTAGGTCACCAGTTCGATTCCGGTAGTCGGCACCATATGCGGGTATCGTATAATGGCTATTACCTCAGCCTTCCAAGCTGATGATGCGGGTTCGATTCCCGCTACCCGCTCCAACATTTGATAGAGGCGTATTGCAGCACTGGCGTATTTTTATTACGTGAGGACAGATTGTTTTTTTAGGAACTCTCAGTTTTCGGGCTATGTTTTGAGGCCAGGTTAGCCTCAGTGCTGATTTTTTACAATACCGGAATGGTGCATTATTGGTTGGGCTACGTAGTGAGCCCTATGGCAGGTACCGGTAATGCACCATTCCGATGTTGTAAACATCACTTAGAGTAAGTTATAGAACAATTTGCTACTAAGTAAAACCTGAAACCTGGGAATACATCTTTACCGCCACACCTGGCGGTTTTTTTTTATTCTGTTTTTTCATGGCTCGCTACGGCGGCCTTTTTCATGTATACCCTGGCGGTTATTATGATGGCTTGTTTATTTGTTCATAAGAGGATTGATACAGTGGTCACTTATGCTGATATCAGGGCAAAACGGGCCGAAATACTGAAAGCTAAGCAGGAATACATTCAGCGGTTGCGGGATACAGCCACAAGGCTGGTCAATGCCTATGAGTCTTCACTGGCGTTGCCGGAACTGCAATGGCGAGACATTGAGGGTGAGTTACATCCTTACGTCTATATTTGCCTCAATGGCTTCAGTGTCCGACCGGAGGATTTGCAGGTAGACCTTAGGGACGGAGTTGCGTTTAATTTATACACGGTTGTTGATGACAATCCCCGCCAGTCTGCAAGTGTGGAAGTTGGTGTAAAGATTGTGCTGCTTGATGGCGATAACCTGACGATTTCAGTTAATGGTTATGGGGACAGAACATTTTCGCACGTAGATACCGATGCAAAAATTAACGAGGTATGCGAGTTCATCAAAGACAGTATTTTAATGTCGATGAATGATGTGAATTTGGCAAAGCATCTCTGCCGAAGATAGAAGGCAGGAGTCGTAAAAAGGAATCGTTCGAAAATCTCAGAATCACCAGGCTGCGCATTTGCGTGGCCTTTTTTGTATCCGCGCCACGCCCGGCGCATATCAAAAACCACAGAGCCTTTCAGGGGTGAGCTTACGGGATGGTCAGTGTGACTTTCTCTGTGGGCTGGTCACCCCCCCCGGGCGCAGGCTCACCCCCTAAAAGGAAAAGTCACGATGTTTGGTATTTTCAAAAAGAAAACTCGCAAGGCCATTACCGAAGTGAAGAAGATGGAGAACCGCGACGCAGTGGAGGCGACCGTCTGGGGTGCGTATTCCATTGCATACGCTGACGACACCTGTGACGCGAAAGAAATCGCGGTACTGGAGAAAACCATTGCAGCACTTCCTGCCTTTGCGCCGTTCTCCGGTGAGATTGCACAAATGAGTGCAAATATCCGCGCCCGTTATGAAGCGTCGCCGCGCTCTGCCAATGCTGAAGCCCTTCGTCAGCTGGCTGATGTTGCAGGTACTGATGACGCAGTTAATGTGCTGTGCCTGTGTCTGGATATCGCAGACCAGGATGGCATTGGTCCGGATGAAGAAGCACAGCTCAAGAAAATTGCTCAGGCGCTGCAGTTACCGCTGGAGCAGTATCTGTGAAAAGTGCGCGCCTTGTACTGGCTGCCATCCTGCTGTTTCTGGTAGTGGTGGTGGATTTCACCGGACGGCTGATGTCGGTGCTGGCAGATGGTGTGCTGGTGGCGATGGCGCTGGTCGTGCTCCGGCCTTTACTGCGCAAATCTGAATGACACCACACAAAAGGCATCTGCGGGTGCCTTTGACGGGGTGTTTTTTACGGGCCGCTGGTGGCCCTTTTTTATTTACAGGAGAAAAAAGTATGTCTGAACCCTTATCCGGTTCCGGCACGGCGGCGGCGCTCGGTGGGGCGACGGTATTCGGGCTGTTCACCGGAACGGATTTCGGGATTGTGTTTGGTGCGTTCGCGGGTGCGTTGTTTGTGGCCACGATACCACAGACGATTTCTGTCTGGCGGGTGGCGGCGCATTTTCTGGTGTCGTTCATTGTTGGCGTGCTGGGGGCGGATGTGATGGCGTCTTATCTGGTCGAAAAACTGGGGCTTCACAGTAAATCTGTCGACGCGCTGTGTGCGGTGCTGGTGTCTGTGGTGTCGGTGAAGATTCTGTCGTTCATCCACCAGCAGGATATCGCATCACTGGTGTCCGGCCTGTTTTCCCGCCTGCGAGGCGGAGGAGGCGGTAATGTTAAGTAACCTTCCCGGATTGCTGAATGTGGTTTTATGCACGGTTATCGTGCTGACGCTCTTTTTTTATCGTCGCCGTGATTCCAGACATAAACCGCTGGTGTCATGGCTGGCCTGGCTGCTGATGCTGCTGTATGCCTTTGCGCCACTCAGCTATCTGTGTGGTCGCCCGCTAGCAACGGGCTGGCTGGAAGTGTTTTTTAATCTGCTGTTCTGCGTGCTGGTGATGCGTGCACGTGGGAACGTCACAAAAATCCTTTCATTCCGGAGGTGAGCATGTCGGGTAAATTCAGATTCAGTCGTCGCAGTGAAAAAAATCTGGAAGGCGTAAAACCACAGCTGGTTGCTGTCGTTCGTCGTGCCCTTGAACTGACGGAGGTTGATTTCGGCATTACGGAAGGCCTGCGCACGAAAGAACGCCAGAAACAGATGGTTGCAGAAGGCAAGAGCCAGACCATGAACAGCCGCCACCTGACAGGTGATGCGGTGGATGTTGTTGCTTACATTGGCAGCCAGGTGTCATGGAACTGGCCTCTGTACGAGAAAATCGCGCAGGCATTTAAGCAGGCCGCCGCAGAGATGGGTACTGCCATCGAATGGGGCGGGGACTGGAAAACACTGAAAGACGGACCTCACTTTCAGTTGAAACGCTGATAACCAGGTGGGGTATGAGCAGAAAACACTGGACACACAGAATGCCACGAACGGCGGCGAAATGGGCACTGGTAGCGATACTGGTGCCTTTTTTATTGGTGGGATGCGTCAGCCTGGATAAGGCGCGCCAGCTTTTCGATACAGCTTCTCAGGTCTGCGAAATTGTCGACGGTGTTCGGCAGTGTCTGCAGAACTGATCGCCTGTAAGAGCAGAATATTTTGCTGAAAAATGAAGGATGCGCCAGCGTCCGGAAAGCATGAAATTCTGTGTTTGTGGCTACTCAATAAAATAAATTCTTTCTGTCGCCGCGAATACTCAAATGTTGATCAGTGCCCGGTGCGGCGACGGGCTTCAATATCAGGAGACGATGATGGAAAAAACAGAAAACAAACCGATTGTAATTGGTGCTGATGCTGCTCCGTTTAAGTTTGAGTTGTCTCAACTGGTGGAGATGCGCATCAGTGATGAATGGGGTGAGGTTAAAGCCCGCGCGCAGTATGCGGATGGCGAAAACCAGTACTTAATCCACTACAAAGCAGCTGATGGTCGCGCCACGACAGAGTGGTTTGGTGAGTCAATGCTGGAAGCAACAGAAGATGATCGCCATCCGGGCTGTCCGGTATTTGCCGGTATGAAATTACCGGAAGGCGCAGTTGTTACTGAGTAACAGGCATTACAGCAGCCCTTCAGTGAGGGGCTGCGATAATGCCGGTATTAAGGAGATTCCAATGCCATCACGAATACCCCGCGCCTGTCGTAAGCGTGGATGTGCAGGCACAACAACAGACAGTTCGGGTTACTGCGATAAGCATCGCGGTGAAGGCTGGGTGCAGCACCAGCGCGGACTGAGCCGCCACCAGCGTGGCTATGGCTCAAAATGGACGGTGATTCGTGCCCGTATTCTGAAGCGCGATAAAGGTCTGTGTCAGTTGTGTCTGCGTGTCGGTGTGGTGAGCGAGGCGAAAACTGTCGACCACATCATCCCGAAAGCGCATGGCGGAACAGACGCAGACAGCAACCTGCAGAGTCTGTGCTGGCCCTGCCACAAGGAGAAAACAGCGCGCGAACGAATCAGGTGATAATTATTCTCACTTGTGGGGAGGGGCGGGTCAAATCCCTGCAGTCCTGGCTGTCCGGGACCGCCCGCCAACCCTTCTTCGCATCGCCGCAGGTTCGAAAACTTTTTTTTGGGAATGCGATCAAACGATTGATAGGTAAAACCGATTATGTCAGGACCCCCGAAAACCCCGCCACGCCTGCATTTGATACGAGGCAACCCCTCAAAGCGTCCCGTTAAAGACTCCAAAAAAACCGCTAAAAAGGACGAAAAAGGTCTCCCTAAAATTCCGCAGCATTTAGGGGCGCAGGGGAAGTACTGGTTCAGGCGAATGGCGGAAGAGCTGAATGCGGAAGGGATCATTTCTCAGCTTGATGCGCGTGCACTCGAGTTACTGGTGGAAGCCTACACCGAATACCGGCATCACTGCGAAACACTCGATGTTGAGGGTTATACCTACCGCACGGAAACGCAGAATGGCGATGTGATGATCAAGGCACATCCGGCTGCGGCGATGAAGGCAGATGCCTGGAAGCGGATCCGGGCGATGCTTGCAGAGTTTGGTATGTCACCGGCAAGCCGGGCGAAAGTAAATATCGCCGGACCGGATGATGTTGATCCGTTGGCAGAGCTTTTAAAAGCGAGAGACTGATGGCAAAAGTGGCTGACGGGATCCGCTACGCCGAACGTGTTGTTGCAGGAGAAATTGTCGCTGGCGAATTTGTCCGTCTGGCCTGCCAGCGTTTTCTTGATGATCTGAAGTACGGCGAAGAGCGGGGGATTTATTTCAGTGAACCCCGTGCGCAGCACATCCTGAATTTCTACAAATTTGTGCCCCATGTGAAAGGGGCGCTGGCAGGCCAGCCCATTGAGTTGATGGACTGGCATGTATTTATCCTCATTAATATTTTTGGTTTTGTCATTCCGCTGGTCAATGAAGAGACCGGGGAAGTTGTCATGCGCAGCGATGGCAGCGGACGCCCGGTGATGGTGCGCCGGTTCCGGACGGCATACAACGAAGTCGCCCGTAAAAACGCAAAATCTACGCTGTCATCGGGTATCGGGCTGTATATGACCGGGGCTGATGGTGAAGGCGGGGCTGAGGTGTATTCAGCCGCAACCACGCGTGACCAGGCCAGAATCGTGTTTGAAGACGCCAAAAATATGGTCAGAAAAGCCCGGTCTACACTCGGGCGATTGTTTGATTTCAACAAGCTGGCGATTTACCAGGAGCAGAGCGCATCAAAATTTGAACCGCTTTCCTCGGATGCAAACAACCTGGACGGTCTGAACATCCACTGCGCCATTATTGATGAGCTGCATGCACATAAAACCCGCGACGTGTGGGACGTTCTGGAAACGGCAACCGGTGCCCGTCTGCAGTCCCTGTTATTTGGTATCACCACGGCAGGCTTTAACAAGGAAGGGATTTGTTACGAGCAACGCGATTACGCCATCAAGGTATTGCGAGGCTATAACAGCGACGTGGAGGGCGCAGTAAAAGACGATTCCTACTTTGCGATTATTTACACGCTCGATGAGGGAGATGATCCGTTTGATGAAACGGTCTGGCAGAAAGCGAATCCGGGCCTGGGCATCTGTAAACGCTGGGATGATCTGCGTCGTCTGGCGACAAAAGCAAAGGAACAGATCTCGGCGCGGGTGAATTTTTTCACAAAACACATGAATGTGTGGGTCACTGCCGAGTCTGCCTGGATGGACATGATTAAGTGGGAGAAGTGTGAATACATCGCTCCACAGCATGAGCTGAAAACGTATCCCATGTGGGTCGGCGTCGACCTTGCTCATAAGATTGATATCTGTGCGGCGGCAAAACTCTGGCGAACCGATAACGGACATGTTCATGCTGATTTTAAATTCTGGCTTCCGGAAGGGCGACTGGATCGGTGTTCACGGCAGCAGGCAGAACTTTACCGGAAGTGGGCGGAAATGGGGAAGCTGATTCTGACGGATGGTGATGTTATCGATCATGCTCAGATAAAAAGTGACTTACTGGAATGGATTGGCGGTGAAAACCTGAGGGAGCTGGGATTTGACCCGTGGAGCGCAATGCAGTTCAGTCTGGCGCTGGCTGAAGAAGGGATACCGCTGGTGGAGGTTCCGCAGACGGTCCGCAATCTGTCAGAGGCCATGAAGGAAACGGAATCACTGGTCTATGCCGGACGTTTCCACCACAGCAATCACCCGGTCATGAACTGGATGATGTCTAACGTTACGGTGAAACCGGATAAAAACGACAATATCTTCCCGAATAAATCCACGCCGGAAGCCAAAATCGACGGTCCTGTTGCGATGTTTACAGCAATGAGCAGGATGCTGGTCAATGGCGGTGAACCGGAGCCGGATCTGTCTGAGCATCTGGTCAGCGTTGGTATCCGCTCGCTTTAACCGAGGTCATTATGTTTCTGATAATTCTCACACCACTGGTTGGCGTGCTGGGGGCGCTTTTGCTGTCGTATGGCACATGGCTGATTTATCCCCCGGCAGGTTTTGTTGTTGCAGGGGCGCTGTGCCTGTTCTGGTCGTGGCTGGTTGCTCGTTATCTCGATCGCGGTCAGCGGGTCGCCTCCGGAGGTGAGTAATGTTTTTCCAGGGGCTTTTTCAACGCAAAAATAACACTCCCGTTACAACACCCGGGATGCTTGCGGAAGAGCTGGGATTGTCATACGACACCTATACCGGAAAGCGGATCAGCAGTCAGCGGGCCATGCGGCTGACGGCGGTGTATTCCTGCGTCAGAGTGCTGGCGGAGTCTGTTGGTATGCTGCCCTGCAGCCTCTACAAAATCACCGGTACCCTTAAAACACGGGCGGTGGATGAACGACTGCATAAGCTGGTTTCGGCAAAACCCAATGGCTACATGACGCCGCAGGAATTCTGGGAACTGGTCATTGTCTGCCTGTGTCTGCGGGGTAATTTTTATGCCTACAAGGTAAAGGCGCTGGGGGAAGTGGTGGAGCTTCTTCCGATAGATCCGGGCTGTGTGGAACCGAAGCTGAACAGCCAGTGGCAGCCGGTTTATCAGGTGACGTTTCCGGATGGTTCCGTGGACGTGCTGACTCAGAATGAAATCTGGCATGTACGTACTCTGACGCTGGACGGACTTGTCGGGCTGAATCCCATTGCGTATGCGCGTGAGGCCATTTCACTGGCAGCGGCAACCGAGGAGCACGGTGCCAGGTTGTTTGGTAACGGTGCGGTGACATCCGGTGTGTTGCGTACGGATCAACAACTTTCTGATCAGGCTTATGCGCGTATCAAAAAGGATTTTGAGGAACGGCATGTCGGGCTGGGAAACTCTCATCGTCCGATGATTCTGGAAATGGGGCTGGACTGGAAAACGGTGGCACTGAATGCCGAAGATAGCCAGTTTCTGGAAACCCGCAAGTTTCAGCTGGAAGAAATCTGTCGCCTGTTCCGCGTGCCGCTGCATATGGTGCAGAACACCGATCGCGCCACCTTCAACAATATTGAAGAACTGGGGCTTGGCTTCATTAACTATTCCCTTGTGCCGTATCTGACCCGTATTGAACAGCGGATCAATACAGGGCTGGTCAGGGAGAGCAAACAGGGGAAGTTTTACGCCAAATTTAATGCCGGAGCATTGTTGCGTGGCGACATGAAATCCCGCTTTGAAGCGTATGCCACGGGGATCAACTGGGGGATTTATTCCCCTAATGACTGCCGTGATCTGGAGGATATGAATCCCCGACCGGGTGGTGATGTGTATCTGACACCGATGAACATGACCACCAGTCCCTCTGCTGGCGATGACAACGGTAAGAAAAAGGAGAGTGGAGATGCAGACAAAACAGCGTCTTGATATACCGCTGAACCTGAAATCCGTCAGTGATTCCGGGGAATTTGAAGGTTACGGTTCTGTTTTTGGTGTTAAGGACAGCCACGATGATGTGGTGGTCCCCGGAGCCTTTACCACAACACTCCAGAAATGGAGCGAAAAAAAGGCGCTGCCTGCGTTGCTCTGGCAGCACCGCATGGATGAGCCCATCGGTGTGTACACCGAAATGAAAGAAGATGATGTCGGGCTTTATGTCAGGGGACGATTACTCATTGATGATGATCCCCTGGCAAAACGTGCACATGCCCATATGAAGGCCGGTTCTTTAACCGGCCTTTCTGTTGGCTACATCCTGAAAGACTGGGAGTACGACCGGGAAAAAGGGGTATTCCTGCTGAAAGAGATCGACCTGTGGGAGGTCAGTCTGGTGACGTTTCCTTCCAATGATGAAGCACGCATCAGTGATGTGAAAAATGCGCTGGCGCGTGGGGAGATCCCTGATCAGAAAATTATTGAGCGGGTCCTGCGCGATGTTGGACTCTCGCGAACCCAGGCCAAAGCATTCATGGTCGGGGGATATGGCGCTTTATCCCTGCGTGATGCTGAGGATGTGGATGCCGCACTGAATGCACTGAAAAATCTTAAATTTTAACCAGGAGAAAAATAATGGCTGATGTTAAAGATGTGGAACAGGTCGCGCAGGAGTTGCAGCGGAAGTTTGACGATTTTAAGGAAAAAAACGACAAACGTATCGATGCGATCGAGCAGGAAAAGGGAAAACTTGCTGGTGAAGTGGAAACCCTCAACGGAAAACTGGCTGAACTGGAAAATCTGAAAAGCGATCTTGAAGCTGAACTGGCTGAAGTCAAGCGTCCGGCAGGCGGCACGCAAAATAAAGTTGCCGGGGAACATAAAGAAGCGTTTATCGGATTTATGCGTAAGGGGCGTGAAGATGGCCTGCGTGAGCTTGAGCGTAAGGCGATGCAGGTGGGCAATGATGAAGATGGTGGTTATGCCATTCCGGAAGAACTGGACCGCACCATTCTGACGTTGCTGAAAGATGAGGTGGTGATGCGCCAGGAAGCCACTGTGATCACCCTCGGTGGCTCGGATTATAAAAAACTGGTGAATCTGGGCGGCACAACGTCCGGATGGGTGGGGGAAACGGATGCTCGTCCGGAAACCGCCACATCAAAACTGGGTCTGATTGAACCCTTTATGGGGGAAATCTACGGCAACCCGCAGGCCACCCAGAAAATGCTCGATGACGCTTTCTTCAATGTGGAAGACTGGATCAACAGTGAGCTGGCGCTGGAATTTGCCGAACAGGAAGAAATTGCCTTTACCAGTGGCGACGGCAGCAAAAAACCAAAAGGTTTTCTGGCTTACGAGTCCACCGATGAAGATGACAAGACCCGTGCGTTTGGCAAACTTCAGCACATTGCTTCCGGTGCGGCTTCCGGCGTGACTGCCGATGCGATCATTAAACTGATTTACACCCTGCGCAAGGCGCACCGCAGCGGCGCGAAGTTCATGATGAACAACAGCAGCCTGTTTGCCATTCGTCTGCTGAAGGATAACGACGGAAATTATCTGTGGCGTCCGGGTATTGAGCTGGGTCAGCCTTCTTCTCTGGCAGGGTATGGCATCGTTGAGAATGAGCAGATGCCGGATATTGCCGCCGATGCAAAAGCCATTGCGTTTGGTAACTTCAAACGCGGCTATACCATCGTTGACCGCATCGGTACCCGTATCCTGCGCGATCCGTACACCAACAAACCGTTTGTGGGTTTTTATACCACCAAGCGAACCGGCGGTATGCTGGTGGATTCTCAGGCGATTAAGCTGATGAAAATTGGGGCTGCAACCCGCCAGAAAGCCGCTGCGTAATGCGGTTTTTTTGTGCCCGCGTAATGGCGGGCACAGGAGGAAAATATGCTCCTGAAAGAAGAGGAAATTAAATCTCACCTCCGGCTCGATGATGGTTTGTACAGTGACGGCGATTTTCTGAAATTGCTGGCACAGGCGGTACAGAAAAGAACAGAGACATACCTGAACAGGAAGTTGTATGCACCGGAAGAGACGATTCCGGAAGACGATCCTGACGGGATGCATCTGACTGATGATGTTCGTCTGGCAATGCTGATGCTGGTCAGTCATTTTTATGAAAATCGCTCAACGATCACCGATGTGGAGAAACTGGAAACGCCAATGAGTTTCAGATGGCTTGCTGGCCCTTACAGGATTGTCCCGCTATGAAAATCAGGCAAAGTCAGACCAGTGCCACTTACCTTTTACCGGATCCCGGAGAGCTGAATCGCCGGATAAAGATCCGCCTTCGTGTGGATGAACCCACCGCTGATTTTGGTACGGAGCCAACGTATCCGGAGTCGTTTGATGTCTGGGCAAAGGTGGCTCAGCCAGGCGCTGCCGCTTATCAGGGCTCAGTGCAGACAGAAAATATCGTTACGCATTATTTTACGATCCGTTTCCGGCATGACATCACGGCAGATCACGAAGTGGTTTATTACGGTCAGGAGTACCGGATCCGGCGAATACGCGACCTGAACGGTCAGCGGCGTTTTTTATTACTGGAATGTGAAGAACTGCGTACAGCGCGACGACGGGGTGAATGCCATGAATCAGACAGCATTTTTACACGTCGACTTTAAACAACCAAAGGAGCTGGAGTTTAATCGCGCCCGTCTGCGTCGGGCGTTTGTGCAAATCGGGCGCGTTTACATGCGTGACGCCAGACGTCTGGTGATTAAACGCGGGCGTTCTGGCCCGGGAGAGAACCCGGGGTATCAGACCGGGCGTCTGGCCCGCTCCATCGGTTATTACGTTCCCAAAAAAACGACGCGTCGCCCCGGACTGATGGTGAAAATTTCCCCTAACCAGAAAAACGGGCAGGGGAATCGCCGTTTTCCTGAAGGCGCTCCTTATTATCCGGCGTTTCTGTATTACGGTGTTCGCTATTCGGCGTATGGAATGGATAAAAAGGATAAGCGACAGAAGAAGCACCATTCTTCGACTTTCCGGCTGGCCCCGCGTAATAACTTTATGGCTGACGTTATTGAGCGGCGGCGTCACTGGACGCAGGAACTGTTGTCCCGTGAGCTGCAGCGTTCGTTACGTCCGGTAAAAAGGAAGCATAAATGAAACTGACAACGATAATTGCGGCGCTGCGTGAGCGATGCCCGCGTTTTGAGGATCGTGTTTGTGGCGCGGCGCAGTTTAAGGCGATCCCTGATGCCGGAAAACTGCGACTGCCTGCTGCCTATGTGGTTCCCTCTGACGATGCGCCGGGGGAACAAAAATCACAGACCGATTACTGGCAGGATTTGACAGAAGGCTTCTCCGTTATTGTTGTGCTCAGCAATGAGCGTGATGAAAAAGGGCAGTGGGCAGCCTATGACGCTGTTCATGATGTCCGGAGAGAACTCTGGAAAGCCCTGCTTGGATGGATGTCGGATCCGCAGGGGGGCGAGATTGTTTATGCCGGTGGCACCCTGCTGGATCTGAACCGTTACGAACTGTATTACCAGTTTGATTTTACGGCGAAGTATGAAATCACGGAAGAAGACACGCGACAGGCAGAGGACGTGAATGCCCTGCCGGATTTATCCCTGCTGAGTATTGATGTGGATTACATCGATCCTGGTACTGGCCCGGATGGTGACATTGAGCACCATCTGGAAATGCGTTTCCCTCAGAAATAAGAGTCCCTCATGTTTGTGAAACCCCTGAAAGGGCGGTCAGTTCCTGACCCTGCCCGTGGAGACCTTTTGCCTTCTGACGGGCGAAATGTGGAAGAAAGCAGCTACTGGCTTCGCCGTATAGCGGCGGGTGATGTGGTACGTGTTAAACAGGATAAGGCTAAAGAATCATGACAATAAGTTTTAGTGCTGTTCCGTCGGATACGCTGGTGCCGTTGTTTTACGCCGAGATGGACAATTCTGCGGCAAATACAGCAGTGACCAGCGCGCCTGCATTATTGATCGGGCATGCCAGCAATGATGCCGCCATTGAGGTTAACAGCCTGGTGCTGATGCCGTCGGCAGATTATGCCCGTCAGATTTGTGGGGCCGGGAGCCAGCTGGCGCGTATGGTTGACGTCTACCGTCAGACAGATCCTTTCGGTGAACTGTATGTTATTGCAGTACCGGAAGCCAAAGGGGCGGCGGCGACGGTCAGGGTGACAGTTACCGGAGAAGCAGAGGAAAGCGGCACCCTGAGTCTGTATGTCGGGCGCTCCCGTGTACAGGTGCCTGTGGTGAATGGCGATGATGCCACTGCGGTTGCCACCGCGATTAAGGAAGCGGTAAACGGGGTTATCACCCTGCCGTTTGCGGCGTCATCTGATGCAGGTGTGGTGACACTGACTGCCCGCCATAAGGGGCTGTATGGTAACGAGTTGCCTGTCTGCCTGAATTATTATGGTTCTGGTGGTGGTGAGATTCTGCCCGCGGGGCTTCAGGTCGTGACGGAAGCCGGAACTGCGGGTAGCGGCGCGCCTGATCTTACCGCCGCTGTTGCTGCTATGGGCGATGAGGCATTCGACTTTATCGGTCTGCCGTTCAACGATGCCGCCTCCATCAATATGATGATGACCGAAATGAATGACAGCAGCGGTCGCTGGAGTTATGCGCGCCAGTTATACGGGCATGTCTATACCGCAAAACTGGGAACGCTGTCAGAGCTGGTTGATGCCGGAGATATGCATAATCAGCAACATATCACGCTTGCTGGTTACGAAAAAGAAACCCAGTCGCCTGTCGATGAACTGGTTGCCAGTCGCCTTGCCCGTGAAGCGGTATTTATCCGCAATGATCCGGCCCGTCCGACACAGACGGGGGAACTGGTGGGGATGCTTCCGGCACCGAAAGGTAAGCGATTCATCATGACAGAGCAGCAGACCCTTTTATCTCACGGCGTGGCGACGGCTTATGTGGAAGGCGGCACGTTGCGGATCCAGCGTTCCGTAACCACCTACAAAAAGAATGCATATGGCGTGGCAGACAACAGCTATCTGGACAGTGAAACACTGCATACCAGCGCATACGTTCTTCGCAAACTGAAATCGGTCATTACAAGCAAGTACGGACGCCACAAGCTGGCAAATGATGGTACCCGTTTTGGTCCGGGGCAGGCGATTGTTACTCCTGCCGTTATCAAAGGGGAGCTTCTGGCGACATATCGTCAGATGGAGCGTGCCGGTATTGTGGAAAATTACGATCTGTTTAAACAGTATCTGATAGTTGAGCGTGATGCGGATAACCCGAACCGACTGAACACGCTGTTCCCGCCGGATTATGTTAACCAGTTACGTGTCTTTGCGGTGGTTAACCAGTTCCGTCTCCAGTATTCAGAGGAGTCAGCATAATGGCAAAGATCGCCGGAACCTGTTTTTTTAAAGTGGATGGTCAGCAGTTATCGCTGACAGGTGGCATTGAAGTGCCGATGAACACCAATGTCCGGGATGATGTTGTCGGCATGGCAGGGGATGTGGATTACAAGGAGACCTGGCGGTCACCTTACGTTAAGGGCACGTTTAAAGTGCCCAAAAACTTTCCGGTCGACAAAATTACCACCTTAGACCAGATGACGATTACCGCTGAGCTGGCAAACGGCATGGTGTATGTGCTTTCGGCGGCATGGCTGCACGGAGAGGCTAACCATAATGCCGAAGAAGGCACGGCAGATCTTGAATTCCACGGCGAAGAGGGAGGGTATCAGTAATGGCAATGAACGTTACAGAAATTGTTTTAAAAAAACCGGTGACAGCGCATAACGAAATGCTGCATGTGCTGGAGTTGCGCGAGCCCACGTATGACGAAATCGAGGCGCTGGGTTTTCCTTTCATTATTTCCGGTGAAGGCAGTATTAAACTGGACAGCCAGGTGGCACTGAAATATATCCCGTTGCTGGCGGGAATCCCGCGTTCATCGGCGGCGCAGATGGCAAAACTGGATATTTTTAAGACCAGCATGCAGATCCTGCGTTTTTTTACCCAGTCGGAGACGGGAAGCACCTCCGGAAACGACTCTACAATGTTGCCTGGTTCTGGAAACTGAATCCACTGGAGCTGCGACGGGTGGCTATTTCGCAGTTTACAGAACTGGAAGCCGAGGCCGTCCGCATTAACGAGGAGATGAAGCATGGCTGACAGTTTTCAGCTGAAGGCGATCATCACTGCCGTGGATAAGGTATCGGCACCGCTGAAGGGAATGCAGCGCCAGCTGAAAGGTTTTAAAAAGGAGTTTGCCAGCCTGTCACTGGGCGCAGCGGGTGCCGGAACCGCAGTACTGGGGGCGCTGGCGCTCCCGGTCAAATCTGCCATTGCCCTTGAATCAAAAATGGCGGATGTCCGGAAAGTGGTGGATGGTCTGGATACGCCGGAAGCGTTTAAGGCAATGACGGAGCAGGTGCGCGACCTGTCAACAGAACTGCCCATGTCGGCGGAAGGTATCGCCGAAATTGTGGCGGCGGGTGGTCAGGCTGGTATCGCCCGTGACGAGCTGATGCAGTTTACTGACGACGCCGTGAAGATGGGCGTGGCCTTTGACACCACGGCAGAAGAATCCGGCCAGATGATGGCACAGTGGCGCACTGCCTTTAAACTGACACAGGGAGAGGTGGCAGGACTTGCGGACAAGATTAACTATCTTGGTAATACCGGTCCTGCGAGTGCGAAAAAGATTTCTGATGTTGTGACCCGTATTGGCCCTTTAGGCAGTGTTGCGGGGGTGGCCTCCGGAGAGATTGCCGCAATGGGGGCAACCATTGCCGGAATGGGGGTGGAATCAGAAATTGCGGCGACGGGGATAAAGAATTTTATGCTGTCGCTGACAGCGGGGAATTCTGCCACCAAATCGCAGAAAAAAGCGCTTCGCCTGTTGCGCATTGACCCGAAAAAACTGGCGGCGGATATGCAGAAAGACGCCCGTGGGGCCATGCTGCACGTACTGGATTCTCTGGCGAAAGTGCCGAAAGAAAAACAGGCTGCTGTGCTTAATGCGCTGTTCGGGAAGGAGTCTCTGGGAGCCATTGCGCCGCTGCTAACGAATCTGGATTTGTTGCGAACCAATTTTAATCGTGTGGCGGATGCGCAGCAGTATGGCGGCTCAATGCAGAAAGAATATGCCGCCCGTGCGGCGACGACGGAAAATCAGTTGTTGCTGCTGCAGAACCAGATCAATGCGATTTCTTCCACGTTGGGGGATACCTTCCTGCCTTCAATCAATGAAGGCATAAAAGAGATGAAGCCTTTTCTGGAAGAAGTGCGCACGTTTGTCAGAGAAAATCCTGAGGTCGTAAAAACCATCGCGAAAACTGGTGCGGCATTACTGACGATGGGCGTGGCGATTGGCACATTGACACGCATAACAAAAATCATGGGTAGCGTGATGAATATGACGCCGGCAAAGGGATTAATTGCGCTTCTCGTCGGTGGCGCATATCTCATAATTGATAACTGGGAAACCGTTGGACCGGTTATTAAAAATGTCTGGGAAGTCATTGATGGCACCGCCCAGGCTATGGGGGGATGGGAAACGATCCTTAAAGCTATCGCCATTTTTATGGCGACAAAGTGGGTCACCGATGTCACTAAATCAATCAGCATTGTGACGAAGGATATGCGCACACTCGGCAAGGTCACTGCCGCTACCGGATTGTTTGGTAAAGGCGGGGGCGTTATCGGAAAAGCCGGTGTATATGGGATGCTGGCTTCTATGATGTGGGAGCCCGTCGAAAATGCACTTGAATCAATTCTGCCTGAGAGCGATGTTAACTGGGCCAGGGATCATGGCATATATCTGGCCTCTGACTGGACCCCGTTTTTTAATCGAAAAAATTATGAGGAATACCAGGCATCCCTTAATCAGCCGCGTCAGTACAAACCGAATGTTCCTTTGCTTAATCCGGCGATATCGTCTGTGGCAGCACGTGGTGAAATCAAAGTCACGTTTGACAATGCGCCACAGGGAATGCGCGTTATCGATTTGCCGAAAACAGGCGATCCCTTTATGAAAATCACCCATGACGTTGGGTATTCACCTTTCAGGCGTTAATAATGGGGTATCAGAATGGATTTTCCTTCCTTACCTTCTTTGTCCTCTTTGTTTTCTTCATCTTCCGGAACGACCTGGCGCGATAATCTTTACGATGCTTCATTTCGTGGCGTTCCGTTTTCGGTGGAAAGCGACGAGGGTTCGTTCGGACGCCGCGTTCAGGTCCATGAATACCCTAACCGTGATAAACCGTACACGGAAGATCTCGGGCGTGCCACGCGACGGCTGACGATTAATGCGTATCTCGTTGGTGATGATTATGCAGAGCAGCGCGATCGGCTGATTACAGCGATTGAAACCGCCGGGCCGGGGACGCTGATCCATCCGCAGTTCGGTGAAATGCAGGGCTGTATTGACGGACAGGTGACCGTTTCTCACTCTAGCACTGAAGGCCGAATGTGCCGGGTTTCATTTCAGTTTGTTGAGAGCGGGGAACTGTCATTTCCGGTCGCCGGAGCCGCAACCGCCAGAAAACTGGAGGAGTCGTCCGGATTCCTGGATGAGCTGATTGAGGACATGTTCGGCGATTTTGATCTCGCGGGTATACCGGACTTTATTCAGAACGACGTTATTGTCCGGGCAACCGATATGCTGGGAACCGTTCAGACGGCTTTCAAAATGGTTAATTCTGCTGTTTCTGCCGGAATGAGGCTGATGCAGGGCGATTTATCCGTCATTCTGATGCCGCCATCGGTTGCCAGTGATTTTGTGCATACGTTGCAGGATACCTGGCGGGCAGGAACCAGACTGGTGGACAACACACAGGATCTGGTGCAGTCCATAACGACAATGTCCGGTATTACGCTGGATCCAGGACTGGCACCGCGTGCGGTGTGGCCCACAGATTCCGCATCGGTTGTCAGGCAAAAACAGCAGACAAATCTGGTGGCTGCAGTCATCCGGACGACGGCAATCAGCGAGGCTGCAAGGGCGGTCACTTCACTGCCGCAACCCGGAAGTCTGGTGAAAAATCAGCAGGCGGTTGTGGCTGTTGGTGGTTCCACTGAACGTCAGTCCGATATCATTCATGTTTCTCATCCGGCACTTGACAGTGTGGCTGCCAGTACAGAGCAGAATGAGACAGCACAACCACCCACGCGGGAAAATCTCACCATCATACGCGAATCGCTGAACGCGGCGATTGAGCAGGAGCTCAGGCGTACGGCGAATGACAGGCTGTTTTTTCAGCTGACGTCATTACGTACAGAACTGAACCGGGATATTCAGGCCCGTCTGGTTCAGACGGAGGAAACCGCAGAGCGAACGCCAGCGGAAGTTCTGCCTGCGCTTGTTCTGGCTGCGTCATGGTACGACGATGCGTCCCGTGAAACTGATATCCTGGATCGAAATGCCATCTCCCATCCGGGCTTTGTTCCGGTCAGGGCATTAAGGGTACCCGTCAGATGAATAATACCGTTTTACTTCGGGTTTCCGGTCGCGAATGGGGCGGCTGGACATCCGTCCGTATCAGTGCGGGCATTAACCGTATTGCCCGGGATTTTAATGTTGCCATTACCACCCGCTGGCCCGGAAGCCGGGATTATCAACCCCGGATAAAAAATGGTGAGCTGGTTGAAGTGCTTATCGGGGATGAGCCAGTTCTCACCGGATATGTGGAGGCACTACCGCTTCGTTATGACGCCAGCAGTGTCAGCATGGGAATTGTCGGGCGAAGCAAAACAGCCGATCTGGTTGACTGCTCTGCTTTGCCACTCCAGCAGAGCGGAAAAAACCTGCTCAGAATAGTCAGTGAACTGGCTGCACCATTTGGCATCACCGTTGTTGATGCTGGCGTGCCGCAGACAGCGGTGATTGATGCCCAGCCGGAACACGGCGAAACCGTTGCTGATTGTCTTAACCGGTTGCTGGGGCAGGTTCAGACGCTGGCTGGCTTATGACGATGAATGCGGGCGACTGGTTCTGGGAAAACCCGGAACAGGCAAAGCGGCGACAGCACTGGTGCTGGGAGAGAATATTCTTTCCTGTGACACGGAAAGAAGCATCAGAGAGCGGTTTTCTGAATATCAGGTCAGTGGGCAGCGCCCGGGTAACGACGATGATTTTGGTGAGGCCACCATTGCCGCAATACGTCAGACAATTCAGGACAGTGGCGTGACCCGTTATCGCCCTTTGTTGATTCAGCAGTCAGGTACAGCAACGACAGCAACCTGTAAGGCCCGTTGTGAATTTGAAGCGCGTCAACGGGCTGCGCTTACCCGTGAGACAACATATACGGTTCAGGGCTGGCGGCAGGGCAGTGGCGCGTTATGGCGTCCGGGGTTATCTGTCATCGTTTTCGACCCGCTGAATAATTTTGATAATGATGAACTGGTGATCGCAGAAGTCACCTATAACCAGGACGACCGGGGCACGACGACTGAATTACGGGTTGGCCCGGCAGATGCTTATCTCCCCGAGCCTGTTACCGCCAGGAAGAAAAAAAATGTTGAGGAGGATTTCTGATGAACGGGTTTTCTCTTCGCAATCTGATTTCCCGGGCTGTCATCACGGCGGTGGATTCCGCCAGAAAGTGTCAGTCTGTAGGGTTGAAAATGATAGCCGGAGATCAGAAACAACACGTTGAGCACCTTGAACCTTATGGTTTTACATCTGCCGCACAGAACGGTGCTGAGGGGGTTGCTTTATTCCCGGCGGGCGACCGTTCTCATGGTGTGGTTGTGGTCGTGGCTGACAGACGTTACCGGCTGAAAGGACTGAAACGTGGGGAAGTGGCGCTTTATGACGATCAGGGGCAGTCAGTTGTCCTGACCCGTTCCGGTATTGTGGTGAACGGGGCCGGTAAGCCCATTATTTTTAAAAACGCGTCTAAAGCGCGCTTTGAAATGCCTGTCGAATCCACCGCTGATATTACTGACAATTGCGACAGTGGCGGACTCAGCATGCAGCAAATGCGGCAGACCTACAATGCCCACAAACACACCGAAAATGGTGATGGTGGTGGGATCACTGACACGCCGGACCAACCGATGGGCTGAAAATCATGATGATTAATGTTAACGGGCGATCCGTGTCGACCGGGGCTTCGCTCGACCTTCTGACGCGTGCTGTGATTATTTCGCTTTTTACCTGGCGACGTGCCGGGCGGGATGATGATGCACCGCAGATATTTGGATGGTGGGGGGATACCTGGCCTGCGGTTCAGAATGATCGCACGGGGTCGCGTCTGTATCTGTTGCGACGCAGCAAGTTGACAAATAAAACCCCGCAGCTTGCCAGAGATTATGCCCGTGAGGCGCTGGCGTGGATGGTGGAGGATGGTGCTGCTTCCCGTCTTGATATTAACGCTGTCCGGACCGGGACAGACTCGCTGGCACTTGCCATTACCATTTACCAGCGTGACGGCAATATTCACAACATTATTTTTGATGATATCTGGAGTGAACTGAATGGCTGACAGTCAGTTTTATCGCCCCGGCCTCCCGCAACTTATTTCTATGATCCGGAGCGATTTATTAACCCGCTTTGAGCAGGATACGCTGCTTCGTCGTATGGATGCGGAAGTGTATGCCCGTGTACAGGCTGCAGCCGTACACACGTTATACGGGTATATCGATTATCTTGCCAGAAATCTGTTGCCGGACATGTGTGATGAAGACTGGTTGTACCGGCACGCCAGAATCAAACGTTGCCCGCGAAAAGATGCGGTGGCAGCCCGGGGATTTGTGCGCTGGGATGGCGTAGAGGGGACGCCGGTATTGCCAGCGGGAACGCAGATCCAGCGTGATGATCAGGTGACCTTCACCACGACGGCGACGGTGACCGCAGCCGATGGTCTTCTCCGGGTGCCTGTTGTGGCAGACGAACCGGGATCGGCGGGGAATACGGATGATGGTATTGCCATGCAGCTGGGAACACCCGTCAGTGGTCTGCCGTCCACAGGGTACGCAGACACCATTACAGACGGTGAAGATATTGAAAATCTGGAAATATGGCGTGCCCGCGTTATGGAACGTTATTACTACATTCCACAGGGGGGCGCAGACCCTGATTATGTTATCTGGGCGAAAGAAGTTCAGGGTATTAACCGTGCATGGACTTTCAGACACTGGAAAGGGATTGGAACGGTTGGCGTGATGGTGGCGACAAACGATCCGGAACACCCGGCCCCGGATGAAAGCGTGATTAACGCAGTCAGGGACCACATCCTTCCTCTGGCACCTGTTGCCGGAAGCGGATTGTATGTATTCGGTGCCACAGAAAAAGTCATCCCGATGACGATTGCGTTATCGAAAGACACACCGCAGATCAGGGCGGCAATAAAATCAGAACTGAATGCGCTGATGTTCCGGGATGGTGTGCCGGAAGGGCGCATGTATCTGTCCAGAATCAGCGAGGCTATCAGTTTATCTGCAGGTGAGGTGGCCCATCGACTCATCGACCCTTCATCGGATATTGACCTGGGGGAAACTGAGCTTCTGGTGCTCGGGGAGATCACATGGCAGGCTTATGACCCGGTAAGGAGTAAATAATGGATACGTTACAGGATGATTATACAAAATTGTTGTATGGCCTGATGCCGCCGGGACCTGCATGGTCAGATACCGACGGTGTACTTGACGGTCTGGCACCATCGCTTGTGCGTGTTCACCAGCGGGCTGATGAACTGGTGATTGAAATCGATCCCGGTCAGTCCACAGAGCTGATTGAACGTTATGAAGAATTGTATGGTTTACCTGATTCCTGTTCCCCTGTCGGAACCCAGACATTACGCCAGCGTCAGCAACGTCTTGAAGCAAAAGCCAATGTGGCTGGTGGCATAAATGAGCAGTTCTTCCTGGATCAGCTTGAGGCGCTGGGATATACCGGCGTGACGATCGAACAGTTCCAGAATCTGGATGCAAGCCCCGATCCGGAATGGGGAGATCGCTGGCGTTATTTCTGGCGTGTGACGTTGCCGGTGGATGCCGGTGCTCAGTGGCAGACATGCACAGACGCCTGCAACACACCGATCCGGATGTGGGGGGATACGGTTGCGGAGTGCGTGATTAATAAATTATGTCCGTCACACACCGTCGTTTTATTTTCCTATCCAGACGAGGATGAAGATGCACAGGATTGATACGCTGACAGCGGTAAAAGATAAGTTTGGCCCGGGCAAGAACGGATTTACTGATGGAAATCTTCGCACAGGACGTCTTGCCACCTGGCTGAACAGTGCAATGTGGGATGCCATTCAGGAGGAAATCTGTGGTGTCATTGAGAAGGCCGGGATAGAACTGAATAAAAAAGAACACGATCAGCTATATAAAGCCATATTATTACTGGTGGGTGGTGCAATTAACGAAGAGGCATTGCTGATAAAAAATAACCTTTCGGATGTGGAAGACAAGGATGAGGCTGTTGAAAACCTCGGATTAAAACCCACGGTGGACAAGGCAAAAAATGCCGTTCAGCGTGATGGCGACACCATGACCGGGAAACTGATATTGCCTCAGACTTCTGCATTTGGTGTAAATACAGAGAATATACTGGGCGGGAATTCACTTGCGA